CCGAAAGCATACGCTCCGAGATAGCTGTGATAACTCTGCTTAGCTGCGTCGAGATCATCCTTGACCACCACGCCCTTTTCAATTACGCCCTTTGTGCGCTTGATCTGCACGAGAAAATACTTGTCCATAGAAAACGTCCTCCTTACTCAAGTGGAATAACTAACCATATCGTTGCGGTTGTTGAACCAGAAATGGATCCTCTTACCGAAAGCGATCCGTCCGATGTCTCGACTGTCCAGTCACTGGTCTGCGCTGATGGTGTTCCGAGAAGACAGTCGCTCGGCTTTACAACGTGTTCAGCCACGATTCTATCGTCCGAAACCGATACAGGCAGACTCGATACTGTCCCGAGATTGATCTGTAACGGCCTTGCCTCTTCTGTGCTGTACGCCCTTACAAACTGACGCACAAACGTTACTGACGAGCCGTTCAGTGTGATCTTGTACAGAGGCATATCAACCACGCTGGCGCCCGAGTCGATGTCTCCGGTGTTATAGCTTGGAGTTGCCGGTGTGTTAGGATTCGCAACTTCTCTTCCTTTTATGATCACCAGCTCCGCCTCATCCACGCTGGATGTGTTATCGTGTGTGTAGCGCATCGCAACGAGGTCGATTCTGCTGTATCCATTCGCGCAGGTATCAACCGAAAGCGTCTCCTGGGACACTTGGATCTGATGGCCCTGCATCGAAACGAGTCCGTCCATAACGGTAAACTCATTTATTGATGGCATTGATCCAGCGAGCTTGTTCCCTTCAGAGAGAACGTATGAATCAGCTCCAAACGCTGCACGATAAACGGCTGCGTCCATTGCCGGAGTTATGTGCCTTGTTCCGGTGTATCCGGTTATAATGCTTGCTCCCATGTTGTTAACTCCTTACATAAGCACTTTAGTTTTATATTCATAACTTTCGGTTTGATAATCACCGAAGTTCTGAACTCGCCAGATGATCGTTGTGATCTCAGCGCTAACGGTTTCATTCGTCAGGATGTCCTTACCGCCGATAATGTCGGACAGCTTGATATCCAATCCATTGATATTGACCTCGATCTGCTCGTGGTTGTGGATCTCTTCCTCGTAGTGTTTGATCCCATCCGCTAACAGATTCTCGCTCGACGAAAAATCATAAGTCTCCACCGGATAGGCACCCGCGATCGGAGTGGTGGATATGTTCCAGGCAGTGTCCGCATAGAGGTGGACCACTTCGCGATCCTTCAGTTCCCCCTTTCCCAGACAGATAAGATGTCTCGGAGTGTTTCCTGTTCTTGTGATCTTAAGCTGGATCTGGTCGTTGTAGTCCTGAGAGACTTCGATTTCTCCCCGACGGTCACGCGCAGCAATGATGGACACATTAGCTTGTCCACCGTAGCCATCTGCCTCAAATGCAAAGCGGAGCCTCAAATCAGACTCCGCTGCAGTAATCAGATCGCTCGCGCCCTGGAACGTTGTTATATAACGGTTGAACTGGAAAGAGCCTCCTGAGTAATCAGTGTTTTCCACATTTATCCAGGTACCCATTGGAAGCAACCTCAGTGAGTCTGCTAGGTTTCCGGAGACAACCAGATAATCCTGTCCAGCCGGTGGCTCGATTATCCACTGGTCTAGGCACCCTCTCCACGTTCTTCCTGTGTATGTTATTGTGTTCGCTGCTATGTCGAGTTCAGAGCCGGAGATCTCCCCTCCAAACTCCTCACCCTCCACGTATACGATGCAGCTGATTTCGTTCTCTGCCCACAGGAGCCCGTCCTTACTGGTCGGGAGCTCCATCGTGATGGTGAAGTTGTTCGTTACATAGTCGAGATCAGTCGAGACTTCAAAGTTCCCTTCGAAGTTATGAAGGAATCCACTCGTCTGATTCCCGTTCTCATCCGTTCTCACATAAATCAGATCCATGTTGGCTGCGACCTCCTCTCGATGGTGGTGAAGTCGAAGCGGATCTGCCCGAACGTGAGGTCCGTATGCTGTCCCAGCGTCAGGAATGGACTGTTCTGTTTGTCTCTGTACACGAACGCGTCACGACTTGCCCCGCTCGGTGATAGGATCTCGATAGTCTTAACGGATCCATTCGATACGATGCGCAGCCTTTCCGTTGAAGTCAGCTCAACGTTGACCTGAATCGGTTTATTGTCGAGATATATGACTGGATTAACCTGCGGTCCGTAGATCATTATCTCGTAACCGTTTCCGATGCCAGGAAGGTCTATACTCGCGTAGTGGCTTTCCGGTTGTGAATAACCATAGTTATAACCACGGCCGAGAAGTCCATCTGTATATGTGTAATCCCTGCCAAGATCCTCACCTGCAAGGCCTCCGCCTGGAACACCATCGTATGATTTAATCTGTGTTCTGATCCATGTCGAGTTGACAGACTGGACTGTGAACTTCGCCTGTCTGTCCAAGTCAAGGAAGTAAGAGTGCTCCGCCTCTGTGATGTAACACGGAAGCCTCCACCCTCTCAGCTCAAGGTATCCAGGCTCATTTGCCATTATATCTGCATCGAATACGTCGCAAAGCTTATCGTGCTGACTCGCGTAATCTCCAGCTATGACGATCGAGAGATCAAACGTGTTTTTGTTCCTGTGGAACGTGTTTATCTTTCCGAACTGCTCATTAAATGACCACGTCCAGTCCCCGAGATCAGCCGGTTCTGAATAGTAAGGCCACTCGTTCAGAGTCAGCCGGAGCACGTTGTTACGATCATAGTAATAAATCTTGTCTTTCATCGCGCTACCTCACTACTAACTCATTTACATAACGACCGGCCCACATTCCATTGACCTTGAAGTCCTTTTCCTTCTGCATCTCTTCGTAGATCGCCATCAGAAGCCTCGTCTGCTGTTGCAACAGTGCGTTGCCCGGAGCGTTACCGAAGTCGACCATCTCCTGCAGCTTACTGATCGGCATGATCGCCTCAGGCCCAGCTTCGCCTACTTGATGCAGTCCACCGTTCCTACTTGCGAGCAGCGTCGGTCTGTCGAAAATACCACCTTGCGCGTGTGACGCCCAGCTGAGGTTGAAGTCAGGGACGGAAATCGTTTTGCCCATGATGGTTTTTGACTTTGAACCTATACTAATGCTCGGCAATGAGAAGTGCATCAATTTGCCAAGCTTAAGAGGGAAATAGCTCTTTATCTTGTCGATGATGCCCTTGACCTTGTCCTTTGCCGTTTGAATCGGATTTGTAATTGCCGTTTTAATGCCGTTCCAAACTGTCGAAACGTTGTTTTTTAATACACCAAATTCTCCGACAACTTTCTGAACGACACTCCTCACAATATTGAAAACAGCTTGTTTGATGCTGTTCCATATATTGGTGATTGTTGTTTTTATGGCGTTGACCGTATTTGTAATGTTGGTCTTAAGTTCGTTCCACTTTGCAACAACTGCAGCCTTTATCTCAGCTGCCTTCGCCTTGATGGTATCCCAGTTCTTGTAGAGCAGGACGCCAATAGCGATAATGGCTGCTATAGCTGCGATAGCTATTCCAACCGGCCCAGCTAACGCTCCAATGCTTACTCCAAGAGTACTTGCAAGTGACATGATCGAACTGATCCCCGTTGCCAATTTACCAAGGAATATCAGTACCGGAGCCACTGCAGCAATTACACCCGCGACTACGCCGATTACTGTCAGCACCTCAGGTGACAGATGTGAGAGCCATTCCGCAAGTTTTCCGATCCATCCGACCACCTTCTCGAGCGCTGGCGCTAAGTAGGCTGCAAGCTGTGAGCCTACCGTTGAAAGTGCGACAGATCCGATAGCTTTCATCGTATCAAGCTGGTCGTTAAACTGATTCGCCTTGTCGAGTGTTTCCTGGTCAACGAAATCGAGGTCGTACTTCTTGAGCGTGTCCGTCAGGTTCTTGTACGTCTCGCCCTGATCAGCAATGAGTGGATTCAGATTCGCAGCAGACTTGCCCATCAGTTGCATTGCAAGAGCGTCACGTTCCGTCTCGTTCTGCATCTGACCGAGTTTCTGTATAGTCTCTTGCCATACCTCATCCCCGCTACGCAGTTCCCCATTGGAATCGGTTACAGATACGCCCAGCTTATCGAACGCCTCCTGCATCGACGCGGATCCATTTTGTGCCGAATACATTGACTTCTCTAACTTAACGTGAGATTTTGCTATGTCCTCGACACTTACATCCACGAGGTCTGCCGTAACGGCGTATTTCTGCAGATCCGTCGTATTGATGCTGTAAACCTTGCTCAGAGTGTTCAGATCATCCGCGTTTGTTCCCGCTTTATACGAGATCGCACCCAGAGAAGCAACGACGCCAGCAGCTGCCATCGAAAGACCCTGCATGGCCTGACCCGCTTCAGTCAGTTTGTTTCCAACTTCCTTGAACTGCTCTGACATAGCACGGAGGTTGACATTGCCGACCTTCTTCAGCTGACCTTCGAACGTTTGCAGCTTGGACTCGGTCTCAATGATCTCGCGCTGGAGCTTTCTGTATTCCTCAGAACTCTTATCGACTCCGGATGCATCCATCTGAGCCTGCTGCTGTTTCAACAGACTCAGCTTGTCCTTTGTCTCGTTGATTTTCTGAGTGAGCAGCTGCTGCTTCTGTCTCCACAATTCCACCGAGGTCGGATTGAACTTCAGTGCTTTGTCGACCTGTCTGAGTTCCTTATCGATGTTCTTGGTCTCGTTATTTACTTGTCTTAACGCTTTATCCAGCTTCGTGGTATCGCCACGAAACTCTATCGTTATGCCTTTGATATTACCGGCCATTGATTTCCCCTATCCGAAAAATAGATCAATGTCATTCTGGGAAGCTCTGCGCTTCCGCTTTTCCTGTCTCTTCGACTCCTTCTCGGACTCCTTCTGGCGCTCGTTATACGCGATAACAAAATCCACCACTTGCCCGAGTTGCATATGTCGAATATCCGTCATCGTCAGTCCTCGTTCGAGTCCTGCGAGGATGACGGTGTCGAGTGCGACGGCTGAAGATTCTTCAGACTTCTCTTTAGGCTCTTCAGCCTCTTCAAGTTTTTTGAGCTTACGAATCCCTTCAGTACCATGTCGTAAACCGTAGGGACCACTACATCCAGCGGGAACTCGTCGAACTGCCTCACCCACTTCTTAGGTGGATCCAGGTCCTCGTTCGCTGCCTTTGCCATCGCCCAGGTGACATTGATGATCGTATCAACGAACTCGACTTGGAACAGAGGAAGCAGTACTTCCATCGCTCTCCCCTCGATTGCGGATGCGATGTCGCTCAAATTGATTTCGCCATTGTCTGCCTCTCCGATCAGAGCCGAAGCGCCCTCCATAATGGACGCAAGGACCGGCATAAGCGCAGGAACGATATCCTTCCCGAACTGGTCTCTATATTCCATTGTCCAAGCTACGTTATTGGATAGCTTGACTTCCTGTTTTCCGATTTTGATTATTTTTTCCATTTAGATCACCTTCCTAAAGAAAAAAGGGCGAGACATTACGCCCCGCCCCGTTTTGTTATGGTGCAACAACCGGAGCTGTCGGAGCTGTGAACAGAGTGTCGTAACCGTCGTCAGCTGGCTTGAATGAAGCCATAGTTACGCCTGTCAAGTTGTCACCCGTGCAAGTAACGCCAAGAGTCTCTGTTGCAGGTTCCTTGCTGTCCTCGATTGTTGCGTACTCTCTTCCAATAACGCCCAGGGAGCAGTTGTACATAATGACTCTTCTGCTTTCTGCATCGCCCTCAACCTGGAAAGCGATGTATACGTTAGGCTTTGTAGCGTTCTTAACGTTTGCAAGTCCGCCCGATGTAAGAGCCTTATAACCGAGGAACTGAGTTTTGAACTCATCGTCAAACTTCGCAACTTCAAGGTCACCCTCGAAAGTACCGCCAGAGTATCCTGACCAGTACGCGATGTTGTCAGCGTAGAAAGTGTTGTTCTCACTCTGCTCTTCAGGTGAGAATGAAACAGCACCTGGCTGATGGTATGGAGTACCGAGAGTGGCTGTTCCATCTGATGCTACGGTATAAATTCCGACATAGAGGTTGCTGATACCAAATTCAACCTTATTAGCCATTGATTGACCTCCTAAATGTAGTAGTAAATGACGAAGACTTCCTCATCTTCGATGTAGATGTCCTCGCTCTTCTCATACAAAAAGCCATTCTCGAGCAGTGCGCTTTCGATGGCTTCCTCATTGGATTCATCTTTAGTTGTGAAGTAATATTCGACCTGATAGCTGTTCTGCTTCCAGTAGTGCGTGTTGTCAGCCTCGAAGACTTCCTGTCCATTGCCGATATACACGATATACGGTGGAGACTGTTTCTTCTTAAAGTGACTATACGCACACGGAATACCGGTGCTTTGTAATGTCTGATAGATTGTCACGGCAAATACCTCTCGATAGTTTCCACAAGCAGCGCTTCGCCCTCTTTGGCAGCTGCAGCGATTCTTCCATCGCCAGCGACGCGTCCGTAGTTCCCTTTCTTGTTCACGATAGCGTGACCATTTTCGAGCAGATGCGTAAGCCCTGGCATTTTGCTGTTATATGTAACGTAGGCGTCCGAATCAAGCTGCTTCGAAGTCCATCCGGATGCGTATTCCCCCGTTTTTCTGCGGGATGTACTCTTGAGTGTTCGTGCAGTTTCCTGCGCAGACCGCTTGGTCCCCTTCCGCGATGCCTCTTTGACATCCTCGGAACACTCTTCGAGGATCTCCTTCATCTGTACAGAGAACGAGTTAGCCATTGATCCGCTCCTCACATACAAGGGATATTCCATCGCGCTGGGCGTTCCAGTCTGCTCTTATAACGTTGTACTCTTTGCCCTCATAGCTGAGGACCTTCTGCCCTTCGTAGTCAGCCCTGTTCGTTAGATACAGAGTGATGGAAGGCTTCAGCCCAAGCTGTGCAGCGCTATAGAATTCAGACTGGTACACGCTGCGAGGCTGGACGAATACGGTCGTGTCTATCTCTGGGATAAACTCGTTGCCGTATCCATCGTATTCAGGCTCACCGTATGCCTTCAGTATTGCTATGCTGTCATACATCACGCATCACCCCAGTTCGTGTATCCTGTCGCAGTGACAAGCTGTGCTTTCTGCTCATCGTATGACTTCTTGAGCCTGTCAAAGTCCTCAGGAAGCCCGAACGACATCTTGCAGTATGTGATCACAGCTCTCTGGACGAGCGGATCAAGCTCCTCCGGAAGAACCACTCCGGCTATTCCGAGGTCGAGCTTCGCTGCGTCTATCAGATACGTCAGCTCCGAATCATATGCAGTTGTTGATATTCTCAATGCGAGCTTTACCTGATCAAGCATTTCTATTACCTCACAATT